CTCATGTTTTAATTTTCCTTCATAAATGGCATTCATCCACCTGGCATAGCTTTCTACTTGATCAGTGATCTTGACCAATTCATATTTACCACAGAATCGCATAAGATGCATACCAACACCAGCCTTGGGCACTACTCGTACTTGTTCACGAATGCATTGATCAACTGCGTCCTTGATCTCTTGTGGCTGAGCCGTAAGATCACACAGGTGTACATTGCGTTCATAGTCATCAAGTACACGATGTTCGACACCGTTATGATCTACCCAACGTTGCAGCATCATGTTGTTCCAGTTGAAGCCTTTGGTCTCACGATCTGCATAAGCATCAAGCAGGCCGATTGACTTCTTAGTGCCTTTAGTGCGTACGCCAGGATACGCAGAGAACACGTTGTCACTGGTGTCACCACGCATACACTTTTCGAATAAGAGGTACTGAGGATCACCTAATTTCTTAGGCTCCTTAGTTTTTTTGTCTTTGACTTCTCGACCTTTATCATCAAAGAATCCATCAAGAGTGGCCAAGTGCCCGCTCATCGAGTTGTATTGCTTGACATTGTGAGCGATAAGTTGAGCAAAGTCACCGTCACTGGAAATGATGTAATGCTCATCATCAGTGTGCAGTTGGATAAAACGTGCGATAACATCATCTGCTTCTGCAGTAGGGCAGCGTAACACAGATACGTTTGTTTTCTCATCAAGGAATTTGGTGAATGCCTCGTATGTTTCCCAGAACATTTTATCCTGCTCTGCTTCCTTCTCTGTCAAGGCTGCACGTTTGACTGCACGATTTGCTTTGTACGGTGCATAAAAATCTTTGCGCCATGATCTGCCCTCAAGAGCAAAAATCACGTGACATGGTTCTGAGCCGATGAAACGTCTGACAATACTTTGAACGCCAGATAGAGTGAGATGGAGTGCCATGCCGATTTTCTCCCAGTCATCACTGCCACGACTAGCGAAGTGGCGTGATTTGAAGAAAAGATTGGCGGTGTCGATCAGGATATATTTCATTGTGAGACTTTATTTATCTGTTAATATACGACTATTATACAATGAAAGAGGTTTGTTGTCAAACTTTTTGGATCAATTCAATTTAACTGACTTCAGTTCGACCGTTTCCAATGTCTTTGGAACGAATGTTACGCAGTTCTTCACGCAAGGCATCGGCCTCACGTATGTTAGGATCAGCTATATTTTGCTCGTAAATTTCAAGTGCAATGTTACGGCACACAGTTTGAAACCATCGATCAACGATTGCATCTTCAGTTTCACCTGGCTTTTGCTGATAGCCGGCACGTGCTAGATTGGCTACGAATTTTGAATTCCAGTCCAGTTCAAATGCTCCACTGTTGATGTTGTTTGGATCAACATCAACTTTTAGAATAGCAATGTATGGTTCACCCGCAGCAGTTGCTCGTTCTTTTTCAGTTTGCTTGACTTCTGGCTCTTTCGGTTTGCGAGGTTTTTTTGTAGCAGTGCTTATTGGGTCTGGTTCTTTTAATTCAGTATTCTTGAAAAAGTTAAGTAGTTTATCTAACATAGTGTGTCCGTTATCGTTTAAGTAGCCAAATTAAGTGTTCGTGCGCATGATGCCAGCGATGTTCAAATACGTAATGATCTCCAATAGAATGATATGCTGAGCCAACATGCGCATACTGCAACCATATCCATCGTTTTGAGAGACTGCATCTATGAGGTAGCCATGCAAACTCTCGTTCCCATCCTAAACACTTAGCATTGAATAAGTTATCACCGAAGTTGCTATCTAGTGGCATGATATATTTAGACTTTAGTTAGACCAGCGTAAGATAAACATCAACATTGAACTCTCGTCAACGAAATCTATTCCTTGATCATCAACGGTGATAGAATCGATATCACGAATGACGACACCTTGCTCTCGCATCCAGTCTTGATATCGTGCATAGTATTCCGTTGGATCATCGTAGAGATTCTTATATTTTTTCCACCACATGTCTGATGCATTATATAGAAATGGGTCGATCGGCAATCTAAGCGGTTTGTTTGAGTCTGTCATATAAGGCAATTGATGCAAGATTTTTTGATTTACTCTCGCACATGATATCGAAATGATCAGTGAACGAGAGTGCCCAGTCATTTACTGCATTGTTCCAGTAGAAGTCACTATGCGCACGTAGCTTTTGTTTATTCTTACCAGATTCGATCAGCACATCACGATCAGGTAAGGTATCCGTACAGTGATCGACTAGTATATCTTCACGACTTACTGAGTAGTGCATAGTAGGACGTACGCCGCGCCAGCTGTCGATCACTCGCTTGACTTGATCTGAGTTTGAATTGATGTACTCACCTTCACGACACCAGTGATGATGCACGTCTAGTACGATTGGAACTGTATCGCCGAGAGTGAGGCAGTCTGCCAAACCCCACGCATTTTCTTCATTCTCGATAGTGATAGTATTACGTGCTTCGGGTGTCAATCTAGTGAGTGCAGCACGAATGCCATCTGGGCCACGTTTGCCTGAAATGTGTACGTTGATTTTGAAGTCTTGAAACTGTTTGCCATAGCCCATCCAGCGGGCCATGTCTACGTGATACTCAAACTCTTCAATCGATGCCTCTACGATGTTGTCATTTGCGCTAGCCAGTACTGTAAATTGCCCAGGATGAAAAGACAACCTAACATTATCCCGACGAGCAATGTCACCAATCGTTCTAAAGTGTTGCTCGCAGTACGATACCACATCACTGCGGCGCCAAAAATAGCTCCAATCCCTGTGAGTATAAACAGGCAAGATATCCGAACTAAGTCGAACCATACGCAACGCTTTGTCCAACTCGCCGACACGCTGTACTAGTTTTCTGGTTGCCTCGATATTATGAACCATTAAGTCCCAAAGCCGTTGCTCAGCAACGGCACGAGTCTGTCGTGAGAGCCAGGCAACGGTGGTTGTGCCCGTGTTTAGTCCGGGCGTAGAGACGATGCCTTTTTTTGAATGTTCGACAAACTTACATGCAAAACCAATTCGTTTGATCATGATTTTAAACAAGTATACTTGAATAATGCTTCGTCTATTGAATTTGGTCGAACAATTCTAGTTTCTTCATAAGGATTTTTTTGAATTAAAGTTCCAGTTTCAGCATATAGGTTTGAGTCTTGCACGGATGTTGATTGATATTCACAATTAAATTGGTGTCTTGCTATGGTATAAGTCTTATTAGAATTTTCATATTTAACCCATACAAATTTTAAGACTGTCTGACCACTGTGATATGAACCGCCATTTCTAACATAAAAATTGGTCTTATTAGAGCCTGATGTAAGAAATTTCCAATCATTCGCATGAGCAGAAGTCACACAAGCTAGTCCTAATGTTATTGCCAAAACAGTTTTTTTCATGATATTTCCTAGATGTTGTATAGTACACTATTTTACTATTTTGATAGTGTATCACAATGACGATTTATTGTCAACGAATTTGGATGCACAGATAAATACACCTATGAAGATTAGAGAAATCACCGAAGACTTTGAGCCAGGAACTCCGAGAGCAAACGCACTGGATTCTGTACCTACGCCGGATCCAAAAAAGCAAAAGCCTTCTAAAAAGGAATTGGCCAAAAGAAAAATAAACGGGCTTGCAAAACCGAGATAAATAAAGATGTAGTTCGCGGAATGGGGATTCCCAACTACTCTAACGCTTGAAGGAGCAATCAGCATGACTATTTATACCATCTATCGAGCCACAAACAAAATAAACGGCAAAGTTTATATTGGATACACGAAGAATTTCAAAAACAGGCTCGAAAGTCACCGAGCAAACTACACCAGAATAGACAATAAGTTTTATAACGCTATCAAAAAATATAGTTGGGATGCTTTTGTCTGGGAAGAAATCTATCAATCATTAGACGGCGAGTTCTGTAATAACACAATGGAACCGTTCTTTATAATAGAGCACAACTCTATAAAGTCAGGATACAATGTATCGCCAGGCGGAAATATTGGACCAACTCTATACGGCAGTGACAACGGAATGTTTGGAAAGAATCATACCGAAGAAACTAAACAACTACAGCGTTCACTGAAACTCGGGAAATCAAATATA